CCGCCGCTCGACGCCAACGGGCCTGCGGCCAACATAGAGGCTTGTGTTGCACCCATTATGGGACAATCCTCAGCTGCAGGTCCACAGTTCCCCCCGGCCCGATCCGGGGGGACGCCGTGCAGTCCCGGCGAGAATGCAGGTGCGCTTATCCTTGGGCAATCCCTGCGGCTGCGTTTATCTCCCCTCCATAATTTTGCGCGCCAGATGACCTCCACGCCACCCAGCGCGCCAAAACCGAGTGCAAGAGCAACGCAGGGCGCCTCCCCCAGGGCGCATAGCCTCAATTCGGCGCAGCGCATTGCTGCTGACGGGTTTTCCGTCTTCTTCCCAGGCAACACAGCTGGCGCGTGGGAACCGGCCTAACCCAGGGGGCTACGGCCCCCCTCTTTCCTCAAACTTAGCAAGAAGGGTACGACAGTGGAAAAGCTTATCCAGAAAATTAAAGAAATGGCCGCGAAGGAATTAGCGACCGACGACGAAGATTTCGAAGTCGATGATTGCGCTGGAGGGAACATTGACGATGCTTTTTCCTCTGGATACGAGGAAGGCCAGATATCGTTTGCGCGCCAGCTCTTGGAGATGATCAAGGAGCGCTAACCGAGCGAATTGCCGCATAGGTTGTTTTAGAAGCCGTCCGCTTTAGCTGACGGTAGTTTACGCACTCTCCCTCTTGCGTCGTTACTGGCGCGAGAGGCTTTTCCACGCCTGTAAGCGAAAGGCGCTTCTGTGATGTTATTTACACCTCCCCCAAGCGACCGTACCCAAGTGGCCGTGCACAAGTGGCGCGTGACCTCCGTCCTGGACGACGGCCAAATTCTGCACGACGTGGTGACTATCGGCGCCAATAACACCGACCCCTCCATAGCCGCCATTAACGTGTGGAAGCTGTACTCACAGCACGGTGGCCTGTGCGTCCCCGGTCCCGCTAGAGACTGTGACTTCGTCCCTATCCGCCGCGTCGTCCACCTGCGTGTGGAATACGACAGTGAACAACAGGTGAACTGATGCAAATACTAGCCCTGGATTATGAGACGTACTACACCGACGCGGAAAGCGGATACACGCTTAGTCGCATGTCCACCGAGGCCTACATCCGCGACGAGCGGTTCGAAGCGCTGTGCCTTGGTTTCCACTGGCATCATACGGCGAAGCTGCCCGAAGATTGGAACGCTAAGTGGGGCCTGAATGCTGGCTGCGTGCCACGGGAGGATATCCCCGAATTCCTGACCATGTTGGCGCGGCTGCACGCTAACGGCGAGCAATTCGCCGTGCTCCATCATCACGCGCATTTCGACGCTGCAGTCTCCATGTGCCACTACGGCTATTCGCCGTGGTTGCTCATGGACACGCTGTCGATGGCGCGCGCAGTGCTCCCGCGCGGCTCCAGCCTCAGTCTTGCCGGGCTGGCCGACCGCTACGGGCTGCCAGAAAAGACTGTCCCATACAACCTGTTCCGCAACAAGCGCTGGCACGAGTTGGACCGCCCGACGCGCCACACGCTTATGGAGGGCGCGACGCACGACTGCTGGCTCAATCTGGCAGTGCTCGACCGGGTCTATCCCCAGTTTCCGCGCAGCGAGCTGTATGCGGTCGACTGGACGGTCCGCATGTTCTCTGAACCTACGCTGGTTGGCGACGGGCAGAAGTTCTTGCAATTGGCAGAAGCCGAACGCGCTAAGAAAGAGCAGATTGTCTCCAACTTAGGGCTTACGCGCACTGACTTTGCCAGCGCTGACAAGTTCAAAGCGCTCTTGCAGTACTACGGCGTACTCGTGGAGTACAAGAAAAACGCCACTGGGAAGGTCATACCGGCGTTTGCTAAGAATGACTCGTTTATGAAGTCCCTGCTAGACTATGAGCTGCAAGACACTGAAACTAACGAGCGGATACAGGCGATGGGCGCTGCACGTTTGGCTATCCGGTCAACCATTCACGAAACGCGCGCATATCGGTTCTATACGAAGAGTACGCGCGGCGGCGGGTTCATGCCGCTGTACTACAACGCATATGCGGCACACACACACCGTCACGGTGGAGGCGACGGTGACAATCCACAGAACATAAGTCGCACCAGTGGCCTGCGCGAAGGGTTTAAAGCACCTGCGGGCTACAAGGTACTCGCTATCGACAAGTCGCAAATCGAATGCCGTGTGCTTAACGCAGTGGCTGGCCAAGAAGATGTTTTGGAGAAGTTCCGCTATGGCGTTGACGTGTACAAAGATAACGCGTCGCGCATGTACGGCATATCAGTGGAGCAAGTTGACGCACAACAGCGTGGCAGTGGTAAGCAGGTGGAGCTGTCCTGCGGCTACCAGTGCGGCGGCCTTAAGTACCAAGCCACGGCGGCGTTAGGCGTATATGGCCCGCCAGTCAAGATTGAGTTGGCAGAAGCTAATGACGCTGTGACGTTCTACCGCGACGGGCATCCATTCGTTGTTAGGTTGTGGGCGCAAGGGCGCGACATCCTGAAAGAGTGGCGGGCGAAGGGCATCAATGGCCGCTATGAGTTCTGTGGCTGCCCGCTCATAGACGGCAAGCTGCACCTCCCCAACGGACTCATCATGGACTATAGCGAATATCGTTGGGACGACGTGCTAGAGACGCACTTCGTCAAGGTGCGTCGCGCGCAGGCGCGGTGTGGACTTAGTGACTCACTAAGCTGTTTGTGTAGCGCAGACGAACGGGTCACGTGGTACAACAAGCGCGGGTTTACTAAGCTCTACGGTGGCGCGTGGGTGGAAAATGTCATTCAGGCGCTGGCAGGCGTAGCATACCGTGAGGCGGTAACACGTGTGTGGCGGCAGTTAGGCATACGCCCTGCCATGACAGTACATGACGAGGCGGTTTACGTCGTCCATGAGACAAAGGTTGACGAGCTGGCTCCACTCGTGCATAAGCTGTTTGTGCAGCAAATCAACTGGCTGCCTAATTGCCCTGTCGCAGCCGAACACACAATCAAGGATGAATACGCAAAATGACAGAAGTTGTTTCCATGATAAACACACTAGGCGATGGCGCGAAAATAGCGGCCAACGTAGGCTGCATCGTGCTGCTGTTAGTGGCCACATGTCATCTGTATGCATCGCGTAAGTACATGCAGGCTGATGTCGCTATCTATGAGGTGCTATACGCCATCGCCACTATTGCGCTGGCCATGGCGTTACGGTGGGTGTAGATGCAGAAATCAGCGTACAAAAAGAGGCTAACGACCGACGAGGCGCGGACGTTAGCTGCCCATGTGTGGGCGACACGCGCCACACTCGGCGATGGCGCTACAGCTAAAGCCATATCGGAAATGGCTGGCGTGACTATCTCGCGTGTGGAATATTACCTGTGGCAGCACAAGGGCAGCCCATACCGCGGGCAGCGCCCATCACGCAGCGAGCGGGCGGACCAAGCGATTGCACGGGCGGCGCCGCCACTGCGCGTAGTGGGGGCGCCGCCCAAGGCGGAGGCCACTCCAGCGTACACACTACCACTGGACAGGGTTAAGATAATCCCCGTCTGGTACTGGCGGCAGTGTCAGCATGACGTTGGGGAGATAACTCAATGCATGGACAAGGCAGCGCCGCCGCACAAGCTGTGTATCAGGCATAGGAGACGAGCAGCGCTATGTGTGGAGTGACACACGTAATGGGCAGAGCCGAATACGCCTACTACAATAACCCTCTTGTGAGGACAAATGAATATAAAAGCTTGGAGCTACAGTGCGCTCAGTCAGTATCTGACGTGTCCGCAGGCGTTCTACCGCGTACGGGTAGCGAAGGACGTGAAGGACGAGCAGAGCCAGGAAGCGTTGAGTGGGCAGCAACTGCACACAGAGTTGGAACATTTAGTGTCTGGCGCGGGTGTATCGGCGGACTCACCCATATACGAGTGGCCAAAAGCCGTAGCATTGGCCCTAAACGTAAAAGCCGCAGGCGCAGCACCCGAAATGGCGCTGGGCGTCACGCGCGACTGGGAGCCGTGCGCGTTCTTCGACCCGCAAGTGTGGGGACGGACGAAGGTGGACGTCGCCATAGTGAACAACAGTCTGGATGGCCTAGTGCTTCTGGACTGGAAAACGGGCAGGCCACAGAACGCCAAATATCAAACGCCGTTCGAGCTGGAATGTCAGGCGTCAATCCTAAAGGCATATTTCCCGCACTTGCAGCGCGTTGTCGGGCGCTATTATTTCGTCAAAGGCGCCTTACATTGGGCGGGGCTGCTGGACGATAACCACACGCCACGCAAATACTATGACCTGTCGGACATACCTGCACACCGCACTAAGATCGAACGGCTGTGCCACGAGATTAACGCGCGTGCGCCTGAATCGTTCAGGACGCGCAAAAACCCATTGTGCAATGGGTGGTGCGCGGTCAAGGCCTGTAAGCACTGGCGGCCAAAGCGGGGGGCGCTATGACAGCGACACCTGAAGGTAAGGTTAAGTCAGATATCCGCAGCGCGCTAGAGTGTCTGGGCATTTACTCTCTAGCGTATCTGTATGAGCACCCGGACATAGTGCCTAGCGGGTTTTACATGCTGCCTGTGCAGACAGGCATGTCTATACGTGGCGTGTCAGACTTTATTCTGTGTGTGCGTGGTGACTTCTGTGTGATAGAAGCCAAGCGACCAAAGAAGGCGCGCACCACGGTGCACCAAACGGACTTCATGTCTATCGTGGAAAAAACCGGCGGCAAGGCCACAGTTGCTAAATCGGGAGCGGAGGTAACAGCATGGCTAACGAAACACTTCGGGGGGTTAGGTACTCTCGGCGAGATGATAAGCTCATCTACACCGGGGAGCTAGCAGAGACTGCCCGCCGGTATGTCCATGGCGACGACATCGGCCCGGCGTTCGTCGCGCCGGCGGCGCTGTCTAATCTCCGGCGGTTGGCCGCCGGGGGGGTCCCCATCGTGCCGCCAATGCGGAACTACGACTTTCGTATCCCCCAAGCTTGGCAGGGGGTGACGCCGCCGCAGGGGGTCGGTGCGGAAGAGTGGCAAGCCACGCTGGCCAAGCTCCACAACGGCCAAGTGCGTATGGCTAATTTCATCGCCACGTATCCCCGCTCGCTCATCCTGTCCACCCCTCGCACGGGCAAGACGGGCGCCGCCCTTTACGCCGCCGATTACATCCGCGCTCAGGACTGGTCCCGGCCTAAGGTGCTCATTCTCTGTACCAAGTCTAATCTGCTGCCAGTGTGGAAATATCACCTTGACCTCATGTTGCCGCACGCGAAGGTGAACGTCTGCATTGGCAAGGGCGCCGAGCGCATAGCCGAGTTCGAGAACCAAGCGGACTATTACATCATGCATTTTGACACATTCCGCAGGGTGTGTCCCCACGTGCTGCCGCAGGCGTTCGGTATGGTGATCATAGACGAGATAAGCAGCGCCTACCGTCACACCAACACTAAGCGCCATAAGCACGCGCAGCGCGCTATTGCTGGCGTTCCATACGTCACAGGGCTTACTGGCACGCCTACGCCAGAAGGCCCGCTTGACGCCTACGGACTGGGCAAGTTGCTAGGTCGCACAGCCGAGAGCTACACCAGCATGAATGACCGCATGCGCGTTAAGATCGATCCATTTCGTTGGGCGTACAAAAAAGAAGCAACCGCCATCGCAACCGAGCTTATGCGCCCGTCCATGCGGATAAGCGCCGCAGACATATTCCCTCACGCAGTTAAGTTGCCGGCACAGGAACGGTGGGTAACGCTAACACCTGCGCAGCGTGAACTAGCCGCTGCCATGTTGGACCAGCTCAAAGCAGTATACAACAACAAGACGTTTGTTGCCGTGCACGAAGGCGCTAAGCGCTGGCGCATGCTGCAAATCCTGTCCGGCATTCTGTACGAGCACAATCTAGTTGTCAAAGCTAGCAAATCAGTTAAGAAAACCACCACACACGGACTGGACGCAGAAAGCCGTATTGCTGCGCTGGAAGACATCCTTGATGAAGTGGGCAATCGCGCCATCATTTACAGTGGACTAACAGGCGTTATTAGCGTGCTTAAAACAGCGCTTAGGACACGCGCCCCGTATGTGATAGCCGGGCACACGAGCGCCGCCGAACGCACGCGCATCATGAACAGGTTCAACGCAGGCGAAGGCGGGCCACTCATCGGGGAGCCCGGCTGCATGGCGCACGGGCTGGACGCGGCGCGCGGGGCAGCCACAATTATTTGGTACGGGCCTATTGACAAGGGGGAGATTTACGAGCAAGCTAACGCACGAATTGAAGGCGTTAACCAAGTGTACCCAACACAAGTATATCACCTAATTGGACACAAGTTCGAAAAGAAGATATACGACGCGGTTAGTAAGAAACTTAACGTCCAGCACGCACTGCTGGAGCTGCTACGGGAGCAAGGCACGTAATGAACGGTGGGCAGATTGTACTAGTGTACCTGTTAGTTATGGCAGCAGTAATCATCATTGCACTGGCGGCACTGGGGTGAATGAGAAACTTCTAACTGGCGCAATACTCGCGCTTATCGCAGCATTCGGTTTTGCCGCTGTATGCGGCTTACTACTATTTGGAGGCAAGTAAATGGCTACAAATATCACAGCATTAAGACAGCGTCTTGCGGCACACAATGTCAGTCTCAAGGCTGCGCAAAACCTCGGCGCTAGTTCCCCAAATCGCGTATCCGCTAAGGGTGACCGTTTCGCTCTGGAGTATTCGGGCGGACGGCGCATCGAACTGAGCTCGTTTTCCATCCAAGTCGTTGTCGTTGACGTGCTCGCGCACGCCTCCCGTTCGTGGTACGAGAGGCCGTTCGACCCCAGCGCAACCGAGTTCGTGGCGCCGGACTGTTTCAGCTACAACGGCGTTGGTCCGTCCACCCGGTGCAGCAAGCCGCAGGCGTCCACCTGCGCCGAGTGCAGTAAGAGCGAGTGGGGCAGCGCCCCGTTGCGCCAGGGGCAGGTTGAGGCCAAGGGGAAGGCCTGCGCCGAACGTAAGGACTGCGCCGTGTTGTTCGTGGGCGTCGCGGGCCGCACCGATGTCGACGTTGACCCCACGCAGCTTTGGTTCCTCAGCGTGCCCCCGGCTTCGCTGGGCAAGTTCCGCTCATTCCTTGGCGACGTGATGCGCCACACCCGCGACGGCTTTCCGCAGGAAATTTTCGACGTGGTTGTGGAAATCACGATCGATTCGGATAAGCGCTGGAATTTCAAAGAGGTAGGTAAGGTCGACCACGACAGCCTCAGCATGATCGCGGACTTGCTTGAAACGGCGCAAACACAGGTGCTGCTGAACGTCGACGACAAGCCGCGCCCTGCACTGGCCGCCCCGGCGCCGCAGGCACAGCTTGCCGCGCCCGCGCCAGCCGCGGCTAAAGCGCCCGCCCCGGCTAAAGCGCCCGCCCCGGCGGCATCACAGGTGAAGCTGGCACAGCACGCTCAAGCGCAGCGTCAGGCTGCCCCAGCGCCCGTCCAGGCTGCCCCGGCGAGCGTCCAGCCTGTAAGCCTCATGCGCCGGGCTGCGCCTGTCCAGGCCGCTGCCGCCGCCCCTGTGGCGTCAACGCCTGCGGGCTCGCTGGTCTATGAGGGGGAAATTCCGCACGAGGAAGGCGGAGTGGACGATATGCTGGGAGCGGTTGGCATTTAGCGCCGAACCAGAGTATAGAGATTGGGCGCGGGTGATGGCCCCCGCGCCCGTCGCACTCTCTCAAAAGCAAGGATACTGCTTATGCGCGCTTTCGCTGCCCACATCCTGCCCACTTCTGGCTGGTATGCCACAATAACAATCGGCGAACGCGATGGCAAGAGCTTTACCCGGCACCGTTGGACACAGGACATAGACGAACTGTGCGCCTGGACCGCCGAGACGCACGCTACCCAGAACACGTATTTCGCCCTCTCTTCGTTCTCTGAGCGTTCACGCCGCCAGTCCAATGTCCGCGCGGTCAAGGCGTTCTGGTTCGACCTTGATTTCAAGAACTCGAACTATCCAGACGAGCGCGAAGCAATCAAACACGTCTTGGTTGTGGGTAAAAAAATTGGACTGCCAGTTCCGACAATCGTGTCCAGCGGCGGCGGTCTTATACTAAAGGACGACGGGGCGAAGGGCGGCGGCCTGCACGTCTATTATCCCCTCACGCAGGAAATCGACCTCGACACGTGGCAGAATTACGCAAGCCGGCTGAAAGTGGCGCTGGCGCAACTCGGGCTGCCCGCCGACCCCACCCGCACTGCCGACGCCGCTTCCATCCTCCGCTTGCCCGGAACCACCAACCACAAATACGGCACGCTGACGCGGGCCTACAACCTCACCGGCCCGTATCCGCTGGCCGCGTTCGACTGCCTGCTGTCCTATGCCCTGCCCAAGCGCCGCCAGGGGCGCGCTACGGCGGCCAGGGCGGCGCCTGATCGCATGTCCAAGTACTTCGCCCCGGAATCCCCCACGGCCAACGCCGACGCCATAGCCGACCGCTGCGCCCAGCTTTCGATTTGCCGCTCCACCGGATCGGCGCATAGCGAGCCGCACTGGTATGCGTGCGCCAACGTCCTCAAACTGTGTGTGAACGGGCAGGAGAAGTTTCATGAATGGAGCGCCCAAGACCCGCGCTACGCCGCGCCTGAGTGTGAAGCTAAGTTTGGAAACGCAATGGCAAGCGGGACAGGACCTTACACTTGCACAGGTTTTCAAGGGCTTGGCGGAGATTCGTGCGATAACTGCACGAATAGAGACAAGATATCGTCGCCTTTGCAACTCGGCTCCTTGGCACGAGTGGACGCCGAAGCGCCTCTTCCACCTGCGCCAAGTGCACCAGAAGCAGCGGATACTGTGGGCGCTGGCTTTGAACTACCCGCGCGAGAGAAAAACGCCTCCACGCGCTACAGGCTACCTCAAATCCCTGCGGGTTTTGAGGTAGCGCGCGGCAACGTCTGCATATTAGCGCCGGACCGTTCGCAGGGGGGCGGCCTTACGGCAATGCCAATCGTGGCTGGCGACGTACGTTTGGTGCTCATCCATGAGAACCGGCGAAACGCCCTATCAGAAGCGGTGCTGCTGCGCAAAGAAGTCACTAAGGCTACGTGGGATGAAATTGTTGTCCCAACGTCGTTGCTCATGGGATCGCGTACGTCAGACCTAGCTGCCCACGGGATATATGTGTTCCGCTCAACCGAATGGAAAGCTTACATAGACGCTCAGATGATACAGCTCAATCAAGAACGAGCCGCACAAGAAGTGTATACGGCGTTTGGCTGGCAGGAAGATGGAACGTTCTTGCTCGGCGATGTTCAATATTTCCCCGAAACCAAAACCTCCCCAGCGGGCATTGGCGTTGCCGCAGTAAGCAGCGAGATACGCGAGCGCGCGCATATGCTGGGGCCACGCCCCGGTGGCGACTTCAAAGAGGCGCTCAAGTACACACAGCTTCTCATGCGCGGCCTGACGCCAAAGCATATCGCCCACTACTTCATGACGATTGGGGCGCCCTTCGTCCATCACCTGCGACTGGCCGAAGGCGGCTTCATGCCGTCGCTTATGTCCACCGGGTCTGGCGGCGGCAAGTCCACCGTCGCGCAGATGATCAACATGGCGTATGGCGAGAACAACTGTATCCGCCTCAACGACTGCGACACCACGAACGCCCTCGGCAAGGTGTTCTCCACCATGCGCCATATCCCTATGACCTTGGATGATCCAAAGAAGGGAGAGGCAAAGGACACGGACACTTCGTGGTTCCTCGCGCTGGTAAAACGGTTTGTATCCGGTCAGGACAAGACGACACTCACCCGCGCGCGCGCCATCCACACGGACGGGCAACGCTGGTCAACCATGTTGAGCATCACGGCAAACTTCAACATCGTGACCATGCTCACCGACCAGTCGACGCGCCGCGTGGTCGCGCAAGACGTGCCGTTGCTCAAGTTCAACAACCGCGCAGACGGCCCCCGGTGGCTGCGTGAGCTTGGCAACCATGGTGGCATTATCATGCACGAAGTGCTGAAGTGGTTGATGCAGCACCCGGAAGTGCTTGGCGACATAGAGAACCGGCTTAACATTCTGCGGGAGAAGTTCTTCCAAAAGTACCAGTTCGACACCAGCGCCCGCTTCATGGCCGATGCGCTGGCCGTGACCGCCTTTACTTATTGGGTGTTCAAAAAGGCGTGCGATGCAAACGAGTGTGATTTCGTGATCGACGTTGCCGCCATGCTGTCAGCGATGGCTACCTCCGCCGAGGAAACTATGGCCGTTGCCGAAGAAAACGAGCCGCTTAAAGGCTATGGGCTGATTGGCGAGTTCATCCACAGCAACATTGCCGGGTCGGTGTTCATCTACGACCAGTCTCACACCAACAAGGCCGGTGAGCGCATCGGCGGCAACGAGCGCATAGACGTGCGCTGCATTGGTAGTGATCGAAGTATGCAAGTGGCGTTCGACTACAACCGCAATAAGCTATACATCCGGCGGTCGGCGCTGCGGGAGTTTGCAAAGAAAAATGGGACAACAGTTCCGGAGATTGCCCGTAGCATCCCACCTGAACTGCTGCTCCATAAAGAGCTTACCACAAATCTATCGAAACAGTACCCCGACGTGCCGCTTAAGGTAGGAACACCGTGGATAGTTCTGCGTCTAGACCTCGTGACATCCGACCTAGGAGCGTCTCTCGCATCAGCGCAACCGCCTGCGTAAAGGCGTCAGCCTCCCTCGCACGCAGTGATCCTTCGTCCGCGCGCATGGTGGTTTCCACGAACGTGGTTGCCGCCTTGCGGATGACTTCGGCTTGCCGCGTGTCTTCCATATCAAGTGGCGTGGTCACAATCTCGTGCAGCACCTTCAAACTGGCGTGCGCGCCCTTGTCTAGGAGTACTGGAAGGCCGTCGCGTAGCCGTGGCGCTGCAACTCCGGCAACTGCGACTTGAGTCTCAGCCCCAAATCTATCCGGTACATCGGACTGTTGGGAATTTCCAAACGCTTTAAACGTCTGTACACGCGCTCTCGCGCCTTCGCTATTGTTGGGGCTGTTGCTGTCATCACGCATACATAGTCTCCTGCTGTGGCTGGCGTGGGGCAATTAACAATCTGTTCGCCTACTTGTTTAGGGACCGTGCACATTTGCATCTCGCACGGGTGGAAGTACTCCCACATGCCCGGTGTTATACCATATACGGGGATGCCGCAGACTTCTTTTTTTGTTAGGTTGCTGTAAGGGAAGTCCGGGATAGCGACGCAAGTGCCTAGCGCCACCTCGTTATCAATGGTGTTGCGGGAGTCGTAGCCGTCGCATAGTTCCGCCATCCACACCACTGGATCACCCTTGTGCAGCACCTGCTGGATATTGAACGTGGGCCAGCCAGGACGCATTGTGAACTCTAACGGCCAGGGGGCGCCATGATCATCTATGATGCAGTTAACGTCGACGTATCCCACGTGGCCCAAACGGGCCAGGAGGCTTTCTACCGGGATAAGCACTTTCTCTGCGAGCTTAGACTTACGCGTGTAGGCGAGAACCGTCCCCATTTCACCGGTTGCCACGCCAAGGTCACCTGGGAAGAGCTTCTTGAACTCAAAGTTTTCGCACAGTCCGCGATTAAAGCCGTGTGGCCCGAACCAGCCGCCGACAGCGAACTCGACACCGGCGATGAATTCCTGTAAGAGCAAGCCGCCCTTCAGCGCGCCTTGGTTGAGCTTCTTCCACCGTTCCAACATGTACACCATATCCTGTGGTGACTTAGAGCAGTACGACAGTGATTTGTCTTCCACGCTGCCGTCTATGGGCTTGCACACATAGCGCTTCATCGTCTTGCGAACGTGCGCTATGGCTTCATCGAAAGACTTACAGGCGTGCCCGCCTGGGACAGGCACGCCTGCTTTCTTCAGCGTCGCCATGCCTTCGTCACGCTGAGTTTCGAGTCGGGCTGACGCAGGCGACGGGCCGAAAACCGGTATGCCTTCCCGGCGAAGGCTGTCCGTGAGGTGGAGATACTTCTCATTGTCGGTCAGGACAATCAAGTCTGCCCAGCGCTTCCAAGTATCCCACTCACGGACCACGTCTACAAAGCCCTTGCCGATTGACAGCTTGCGCGGGTCGTTGATGAAGTGTTTGACCTTGTGCCCCGCACGCTGCGCGCGTATGGAGAAGTCAAGGCCAAGGCCGCAGTAGTCAATCAGCAAGACTTTCATTTCTTATCCAACTCCAATGCCTCATAAGCCGCCTTGAGACACTTGGTATAACCGTAGTAGACGGTCCGTACTGTACCGTCGTCGTCTACCACTCTAAACTTAATCATGGGCTTTTTATCAGCCCCCTGCTCCACGTATTCGGCTGTCACGTGGAGGTCAATACGTTCGCTCATGGCATAACATCTTCACTCTCGGCGCTGACGTGTTGCGTCATGCCGTGCAGCTCTTCCGCCGTACCTTCCAGGCCGAATGCCGTGACCGGGTCGGCTGGCGTGGTGATACCGGGGTACTCGGGCAGCGTGCTGGGGTCATACTCACTGGACGACGGGCCAGCGTCAACACGGTCGGCAAACGCCTCTACCTCTTCGGCGCTCGCGTAGCTTGTCGCTCCACACATTTCATTCGGCCTTCTTCTTCTTGCGTTTCGGTTCTCGCGCTTCGCGTCGTGCGCGCTGGCGCTCTTTATCACACTCGTTGCGCTCCAGGCATTCCGCCTTGTGCGGGCATTCGGCGCATACGCCATGCCCTCTTGGCAGTCTTGGCAGCGCTGGTTCAGTCATAGTAGCTCTCTTGCCGTCGTTGGTACCGGACTTTGCGGTCCCATTCACGCTTGGCTGTCCGCTCCTTCATCCGTGCAATGCCTTCAGGGTCGACGTAGCCGCGCCCGCCAGGACTGACGCCCATAATCCGCTCGGGCGTACTGATGGCCGAACCGTGCTTGCGCTGCCACTCGTTGCGCACGCTGATCGGCAGGAACGCTTCCCCGATGTGCCGCCCGTACTCGGACGCCCACTCTTTGCCGCCCCACGCGCTGTCCGGCGAACGGATCGGGTCGCCGCGCCAGTCGTGGCCCGTGGCCAGCTCACCGGCAATCCTGGGGCCTGTGGCTATCTTGGAGGCCGCCGTCCGCAGGGGGTCCTCCTGCCACGACATGACGTCCTTGAAGTAGCCGATAGGCGCTACCCTTTCTGGAAGGCCCGTCGCGGGGTCCACCCCGCCGGTGCGCGGCGAGATAAGATCGTGAATGTCTGCTGGCGCCTGTCCGGTTTTCAGCGCCTGATAAATAGCACTAGTGAACGCAGTCACCAAAGGCAATGCTACTATATACGCAGCACGCGGGGACTTGAAATCGCCGCTTACAATGTCTTTCGCCCCGCCGCCTATTTCCCGGAAAGTGCCAAGGTTCCACGAATACGAGCGCTGCATAAGCATCGCCGCCTGCTTCAGCGTCTTGTTCCAAAAGATATTGTCGTGGATGACTTCGCCGAACCGGTTGTCAATACTGTCCCATATCATCCGGGCGGCGCGTACCTGTGCGGCTTCCGAAGCTCCGGGATTGTGGTCAAGCCATGTGGACATGGTCTCGTAGAACGCCCCGTTCTTCAACCGGGGGATGTACTTCTCGAACAGTGGCGCGGTGATCGTGTCCAGTGTTCGCCCGACGTTCTTGGCCAGCACCTTGCCCGCCGCCAGGGGGCCGCCGCGCGCTTCTTGCCGGTCGGCGGCAAGCTGCATCTTCAGCGCCCCGTGCTTGGCGGCCTCCCAGTATGACCCGGCGCCCGTGACCTGATAGTCCGTGGCCTGTGTATAAGACTTGCCCCGGCCCCCTGCCTTCTCCAACAGGTCAATCACCCGCCGCATCTTCTGGGAACCCGCCGTGCTCCCCAGCCATGCTTGCTCCGCTTCCTTGCCCCGCTTGAACAATCCGTATGGAGCGCCAGGGGCTTTCACCAGCGTGGACAGGCCGTCAATCTTGCCGTGGGCGATTTGCTGGACGGCGCGCGCCACCTCGCTCACCATGGCTTCACCAGTCATGGTGACAGCATGATAACCTGATAGCGCCAACTCCCACGCGGTGATGGCGTTGAACGTCTTCTGCACGGGCTCGTACATGTCGCCAGCCGCCCCGGTGAGGCCCTTGCTGACGGCGTTCTTGTGCACACGCGCCCACCCTTCTGGGGCATAGTCCGTCCACATGCCCCGCTGCCTGACGGGCGCCCACCCTTCGGGCGGCTTGGTTCCGGCCTGGACCGGCTTGATGAGCCCTTGGGACTTGGCTTCTGCCATAATGTCTTCGTGCGCCATGAACCGGGAGGCATTCCGGACATACATCATGGTCTGCTGGATGGGGTCATCCGTAACCGGCTCTAGTCCTGCCGCGCGCGCCTCCTTGATCGTTGGGATTTTGCGCTGCCTAAGGAAGGAGCCATTTCCCATGCGAGCAATCGTGTCAGCGTTGGGGACGCCACCGGAACTTGGCTTGTACTGGTGCTGATAGTAGTTCTCAATGAAGTTGTTGTATCCAGCTCGCGAACTGCTGCGGCGTTGGACTTCTGCTCTGTAGTCGTCAAAGACTTTCCCTACAGCCTGCATCGCAGGCATGGCTTCGGGCGGCACATGCCCCTCACGCCCGCCAGTTTCCCGGAAGTGAATGGCGTCGAACCGCGCATCGGAATCCGGCAACTGGGCGATGGCTGGCCAGTGCGGAGCAAGCTCCTGGATTTTCTGGTCCGACGTGCGCGCGGCTTCGCCTGCGAACTTCCGGAATGTCGCTTCTGCCTGACGCGCAGTTGTGGCTTCTGTCATGCGCGGCGGGGCCTGGAATCCTGCGGGGTCGGGCATGGACGCGGGCGCGAGCGCCCCACGGACGCCGCGGCCAAGTTGCGCGATGGGCGGGGCTATCTTCTCAGCAAGGCCCATGAGGGGTCGGCGGAGCGCCACCGACCCCAACACGGCAGTGGCGGCGGCAACTGCCCCACGGTTGCGGTCCCACCATGAACCGTCAGACGTTTCCGGTTCTGGCGCGCCACCAGCAGCCTCGTTAAAGCTCGGGATTGGCATTAGTCACCCATCGGCGTAAGCAGCTTGAGCGGAACTTCCTTTTGTGTGAAGTCGGCGAACCGGACCAGTGCACGCGGGCGCGCTCCTTCGGTGATGGAAACGATTTCGGCAGCGCGTCCGGGCGCCTTCGGATCGAGCGCCGACGCCACCGTGACCTTCTGCCCCTTGCTAAAATCGTGCGCCACGGCGCCGCCCTTGGCGGCTCCACCCGTCGTAACGCCACCCTTCACGAGGTTGCCGACAGCCTTTTCCACATCGGCGGAAGTGTGCCCGGCTGGAGCAGGCGAAGGCGCCGGCTCTAGCGCCGGGCCCCCAGGCCGCCCGAATATCTCGCTCCAGCGCTGCGGGCCGATAGGCGTGCGTGGCCGCATGGGGCCTAAGGACGGCGGCTGATACAACTCGCGCTTCAGCACGTCGTGGATGCCCTCGTGCGATGGCGCGGACAGCGCCCGGTTGGCTGTCTCCATCTGCTCGCCCCGCGTAAGCACCGCGCGTTCCCACCAGCGCGGTCCGGCGGGCGCCTGCGGACGCTGGCCAAGTGGCGTCCCGGACGGGTTGTAGAACCCGCCAGGGGCTTGCCAGTTCGGAAACGGGCTTGGCATGCGAAACTTCTCCGGGACTGGCGGGGTTCCATAGGGCGAATACAGGTCCTGCCCACCCGGCACATAGCCGGGGGCACGCGTCTCGACCGGCGACGTCATGGGGTTGGACGTCTGTGGCTGCGTTGGAACCGGCGGACGAAAGCCGGGCGGCGGCAGTTGCGGATAGCGGGTCACTCCCTGCGGCTGCAACGGCGTAGCGCCT